GCATCATGCTCTGCAACTATGATAGGTTTTTTTCGTATAAGACACTTGTGCCATAGAACAAAATGACTCCACCATATTGCCTTTTCGGTTGGCGTGAACTCTCGTGTACTATGATCCCTACGAAGAATTTTCCAAAACTCTAACTCATTCATGTTCTCCTTCTCTACAGTTTCCGGAGTCACTGCTTCGAAGTCAATCACATTAAATCCCTGCTCCTCCCACGAAGGTTTGCATATGTCTCTGTAATGTTGAGACACAGGGTTGTCTGATATGGATATCATCCATACGTCTGGACGTGGCATTAATGAATCTTTTCAATCTGATAGTCAAACGGACCAACAGTTTTGATCTCAAGGGTTTCACCATTTGTCTTCACACCGACAAGATGATTTGCCTTCTTGACGGAGACACTCTTCATTCGATAGATTCTCTTTGTGACTTGAGGATCAAACTCAGTACCACCCTTATACCAAACAGTAACCTTATACTCTTCAGTAAACCAGTCTTTCCACAACTTCTTTAGTTTTGCTAACATTACACGTTCCTGTAATCGTCTAGGTTAAATTCAGTTCCGATCATTTTAAAGTTAGTCCTATGGTTGTTAGTATACACCAACACCTCTGGATCGTCAAGTAGAAAATCACAGTCACGACAATAGTCTGGATAGTTGCCAGTGCGATGTGATTCTCTTAGTGCGGAGTATTCTTCTCCACGAATGATTTCTTCGATGGTGTTGTGCGAGGTATGACCCAGTACTGCCTCTTCGTCACGACCAAGTACCTGACAACAAGGATGCACTGCACCACGCCTACCATCCAACCCGCCAGCACGAATAACAACGTCTGGACTAAATGGTCTTCCACAAGTTTTTACCTTACCCTTACGTGCATTCTCTCCGATGTCGTAAGCACCGGACCAGTTATGCATCTTCCAAATTTCTGTCTTGACATCAAGTTCTTCGACCAGTGCCTTGTATTGATCCAGCTCCCAGTCAAGGTTATTGTTGTCTGTTATGAGATGATACGTCTCGATCACGCAATCAGATTTCACCTGCTTGACGTAATCACGCATTGCTCGAATGTTGCTCTTGATCAACTCATAGTTACTGCCTCGTGTATTGTACATCCACTTGTCATAGAGTTCGGGGGTAGGTCCAATGAAAGAGAATCGAAAGAAGTCCAGTCCAGCATCGATACAATCCTTCATGAACTGCCCATGCATGTTGAATCCGTTAGAGAAGATGACTGCCTTTGCTCCATAACGTTTGACAATCTTGATGTACTCAGGTAGGTTGCGATTCAGGGTTGCTTCACCTGATCCATCAAGGTTCACTACATTGAGTCCGTGTTGCGCACAGTCACGCACATTGTCTTCGAACTCGATGAGCGACATCTTAGTTAGAAACCCTTTGTGTCTGCCTCCGGTTCGCTTGTCTTGAGGACACATGGTACAATCAAAGTTACATCCACCTTGGACTTCAATGACTGCTCTATCGATCTTGATAGAATTGTCTACACCTTTTTTCATAGTCTACTGCCTTTCGTTTGCTTTCCCCTAGCAAGTTTGAGATGCTAGAGAACCAGTAATATATATTATGTGGGTTATCTTCTTTCTTGTTGGTCTTAATTGCTTGGGGTGTATGATAACTAGTGATACCTTCAGAACTCATTACAACCATAGGTTTACAAAAATTCCTAGCAATGTAATGCCACATACCGTCATAGCATACGATCTGACGACATGTCGAGATGTGATACATTGCTTCTGAGATCGGAGTTCTATAGGTCAGTTCTACTATATTCAATCCTCCCTGACGCAACAAGCTTATTATATCATCCCATTCCTCATGTGTCAAGGATCTTTTCCATGTACGAGGAACTTCTGCATTGAAGGTAGGTCTCCAGATAACGACCTTTTTTTTGTCAGTCTTACGGAATGCGTCTTCTCGAAAGATCCAGTTGCTATTAGGAGCACCCTTATTAGATCCTTCTTTGTCATGATAGACTCCGGACTCAAACCAGAATCTTTTTTTGTTGGGTCTTTTCTTTGCCATTATGCGCACAGACCCATCATCTTCTTTCACAAGGTCATCTGAGAACTTCCAACCACTGTAGCGTGTCTTCTGTGCGTACACGTGCACGACAGTCACGTCTTCCTGTCTATGGTAGAAATTATGCATGTATTCCAATCGCTCGATGATTGTTTCTGGATCTTCGAAGTGATGGAGATGATCTTTGTCGTGTTCCCAATGAAACTCTAGCGTGACTTTCGTATTGTATTCATAACAATAATTATGGGCACTGTTGAGTGCCCACATGAAATCACCTACGCCCGGAGTACCACGCCATGTTATAAGTTCCATTTACATTACTTTTTCTGTGAGTATGCCTGACCACCAAAGAATGCCGCAACAATTGCCGCTACTGATACAAAGTATGTTGCCGCCATATCACCAAGGATCTTAGCTGCTTGATCAAGACCAACACCATCTGCCAGTACAACCGCAAATGGATAGAGCAACAGACCGAACAGTGCGAACCATGTCATATTACGTTGTGCATCACGCATCGCATCTGCATCTTCGAGTTCCTTACGCTTGAACTCAAGATACATCTGTGACTCTTCTGTGCTGACCTCACCGTCGCCGTTTACGTCTGCAGGGTGAAACCCTGCCTTTTCTAATTCTTCGCCCATATTGTTTTTCCTTTATTATTCGTTGTGTAGAGTACTACCCCATAGTTCAGCATTGATGCCAATACAAATCTTATGACCTGTGACCATAGGTCCACGATGTGGTAGCATAGATGGGAAAACACACACATCCCCTGCTTTCAGATTTATGTCCGATCCCATCAACTCTGTAGAGTATTTATTCGTTCCGTGAAGGTGAATAACTGCCGATAGATTACATCCTTCGTGAGTATGCCAGTTGAAATTTGCACCATTATAATATTCAGCAAACCACATACTACGGATGCTGACTCCTCTGCAGTTCCAACTCTCCGCATAGTTTTCGAATGCGGATTGCATAAAAGATTCGACCAGATTCCAATACGAAGGACGTTCCTTTACCCTGTAATCAGAATAAGTCATATTCGCAAAAGAACAATCCTGTTTTTCTTTCAGATCTTCTATATGATTGATCATCTCTTGTTTAAAAGGGAAGTAGACTCTAGGTGGCATAGGATAGCGTTTGATGAACTGCATTAGAATACCTTGACTCCGTACTTACTCTGGAACAACTTTGCATCAAACTCATCGTTGACCATAGGACGACCCCGAATGTTTAGACTAGTATTTAGTAGCATAGGAACACCAGTACGTTCGTAGTACTCCTCAATGACCTTACGGAACATAGACTCGCAGTCTTTACGCACGATCTGCACACGAGCACTACCGTCTACGTGAGTGACCGACTTGTAATCATGTAGTGCCTTTGAGGTGAACTGCATGTACTCGTTCATTGGTCCTTCAAAGTATTCCTCTGCATACTCCTCAAGGATAGCAGGAGCAAACGGGCGGTACTTCTGTCGCCGCTTGATCTCGTTTACGGTGTCCTGTACGTCATAGCGTACATCCGCAATAAGGGATCGGTTGCCCAGTGCACGTGGACCGAACTCTGCTTTGCCGTGTGCCAGACCACAGACCTTATGACTCAGGAGATGGTCTACGACGTGCGTAGGGTTTAGTTCCCGATCTATGTCGTATCCTGCATAGGGAGACCACACTAGGCGATCTTTACCTGTTGCCTTTGCCCATGACATTGCCGCAGTGCCTAGAGACGATCCTGCGTCAGTGGGAGAGATAGCAATATGTACGTCCTCAAACAACTGAAACAGTCTGCTGTTGAAGGTTACATTCTGCGCACACCCACCAGAGTAGCACAACTTCTTACCATAGATGCTGGCAGTCTGCATGATCTGCCACAGGGCATACTCCGCAAACTTCTGTATCCCTGCCGCAAAGTCTTTGTCATCGTACTTCTTCTGGAAGTCCTTGATCTTGCCTCGCATCAATCCTCTGTTCTTCTGACTCTCTGCATCACGATCATCGATGACCTTGCCCATAGCAATTTCAGGTGCGAGATCGCCTGTGCTCTCCCACCAATCAACCAACCACCCATACACTTCTTCGGGTGCTTCGCCATAGGATGCCAGACCCATAAGAACGTACTCATCTTCGAGTGGACGCAATCCAAGAGCAGTCGTCGCAGTCGTATACACCAGACCCACAGACTTAGGGAAGTGCCATTCCTTGATTAGGTTGAAGTTGTGGTCATAGATTACGGCAGTCTGAAACTCACCCACACCATCGATAGACACCATAACAGTGTCTTCTTTAGATTCCCATGGACGGGTATAGAATGCAGATGCACAGTGTGATTGATGGTGCTCATGATATTCATCATAGACCAGAGTGTCCCAGAGTGGGATCTCTGCGTGTGCTGTCGCAGAGTTTTTGTGGTGGGATCCACCATTCTTCTTCAACCGCAAATCCTTGCGGTGCTTCTTCATGTACTCCACGTCTTCGTGAAATGACAGATGATCATCATCACGAACAAGATCCCAGAGGTTTTCTGGAATCAGTGGGTCATTCTTTTTCTTGCTGTATCGCTCAGAGTGAGATGCAAACTCTACCGTACCATCTTCGTTGATGATCGATAGAGCCGCATCATGGTAGTATTCGGAAAATCCAACGTAACGCATTGTGTACCTCACAGTTTATCTGAAGGTATTTATTACGTGTCTAAGTCCTTCAATGTAAACACGCCACCCTTCTCTACGAGGTATGTAGCAATCTCGACGAAACTACCACAGTTGGCAGATGTATCAGATACGTGTGGCATATGGGTGTGACCATAGACTAAGTAGTCTGCTTGATGGTTCTTTCGAGCATCAAGTTTATCACCTTCCATATTGAACGACTTAGCAATAAAGGTTTTGACCTTATCTTTACCCCACTTGGATATAGACCAGTATGAAAGACCGAAGAACCTCCGTATGGCATTCACATACTTGTTCATCGAAAGACCAAAGTAGTATGCGTAGTCGCCCAAGGTTTGTATCCTGTGAGATACTTTCTGAAGTTGATCTCCGTGCAAACACAGTATCTTACGACCACCCGACTCATACATATACTCACGACAGATGTTTATACCTGCTAACTTATCAGTATACTCTTGTAAGTAAAACAAAGGGTAGTCGTGATTACCGATCACATAGACCACCTCTTTCTTTTTTGCAATCTTGAGTATCTTCTTGAGTACAGCAGTGTGGTGTTCATCCCAATAAGGACGTTTCATCATCTGCTCTATATCGAAGATGTCGCCCACCAGAATGAGACGATCAAACTTTTCTTTCTCTAGAACCGAAACTACTTCCTGTGCCCTACTGTATTTGAATCCTATGTGTAGGTCACTAAGCAGTAATGATCTCATACAACTCTTTCCAGTTCTGGACTCGTGGGATGTCTTGAACACCTTGGTTGAAATCCCATGCCATCAAGTAAGCATCAAGACCAAGGTTCTTACCGACTCGTGCATTCTCAGGTTTGTCTTCGACCCACATGCATCCGCTACCTGCATACTCAGCAAGTGCTTCGTCTTTGTCTGCACCAGTATCTAGGTAAACGTATCGCTCTACCGCAGTTGGACCAAACAACTCACACAGGTTCTTAGTGCGTAGGTGTTGAGCATACTCATCGTTGCTCAGACTAGTGATTGCATGGAACACATAACCATGCTCTTCGTGCAATTTTCGAATGTACTTGATTGCGTCACGGAGTGGTGGGATCTTTCGAACAGTCGCACTCTCGTTGAACATCCGTACTAACTTCTTACCTTCCTTTCGCTCAAGACCGTACATCTCGCTCACATCGTAGACGTTAGGATTAACGATCTCGTATCCGTGTCGCTTCATCCATGCCTTATAACTGTACATCCAGTCAAGGACTACTCCGTCACAGTCAATTAGTATAACTTTTTCTTTCATATAAACTCCTCAATTACAGAGACATATTATCAAAATAAGTCTGCCGTGTCAAGCATTTTTTTCATTTTTTTCGTATATATAATAGTATGCTGTAATAAAACTGTAATACAAACTACGCTGTGAAGCGATTAAAGCGTCGTGAGACGCAAGGAGAAATCCCATGAAATGGATTGTAGCCGCAATGGTACTAATCTTTACCACCCATGCATCTGCCACAACAATGCAGATCACTTCTGGTAAAAAGGTCACTCAGATCACCACTGACTGTTTCTATGATATCAAGAACCCCTCTTCGGTTGTACTACGACCACTTGGCAAGATTCGGAAAAATGGTAGAGTCATCTTAGTTGTAGATGGTCAAAAGATGGTATGTCGTATCAAAGACATCAATCGAATATCTTGAACCGTCCCTCTTCGTAGTGGCGTAACATATCGACCTTCCACCCACCACCTGTATAGTGACACATCTTTGCTTTTTCAAAGAACTCATCTTCGGTGGCATAATGGGGAGAGTCGTTCCACGTTTGATCTAGGGTAACCAGATCGAAGTCATTCTTGAGCAACTGACCTGAGATGTATGGTTGGTCGTTCATCACTGACATATGGAACTTAGGTTCTGCATAGAACCACTCTTCCCAATTCATGAACTCTTCACGTGCACGGAGACGTGCTTCACGTGTCCATACGACTATGCCTGTGTTTAGCACGGTGATCTTAGAAGGTCTGCTTGGCGGTAGCGATGGTACCACTGGAATGTTATGCATCCCGAACTTAGAGACGAACTCTTGATATACTGCTTGTTTGTAATCCCATGAGTTATATCCACCACCATTGGCAGTGACGATATCACTCTCTAGTACACCGAAGACATCTCCGTCATCACAGAGATCAAATATGTTTTCTTCGGTATTGACTACTATGTCGGTGTCGGCAAAGAGTACCTTATCATACTGATCAAACATAGGATCATAGACAACCCTCAAGCACTCGAATAGAAGTGCTGTTGCATCGTCGTGTCCTGCAGTATACACTTGCTCATCTGAGTAGTGATAATCTGCGTCAATCATGTCTGCGTACTCTAGGAAGGAACGTCGAGAGATGTCTGCCACCTCTCGATAGAGTTGACTACGGTTCCTACCTTCAATGTCACCCCGTTGGTCTACATTAGGGTTGACCACCATGTACTGGAAAATCGCATTTCGCATTTACAATCCTTTTGTCACGAGAGCGGTTATATCCGTCTCCTTTCATTTTATACTCAGAATCAAACTTGCTTCGATTCTTGTGACTGTTACGTTTCTTGTTGCGTGAATCGTGTCGAGTATACTTTGCCATACTTAGACGTTAACTAACGTTCTCCATTCGAGACATCAACCGTTCAGCACGGTTAGTTACTTGCCGATACCAGAGACTATCACGTCCCTCTACGGCAGCCCTTTTCCAATCGCCCTCTTCGATAGCGGCATTGAAATTCTTAAACTTGCTCAATCGGGTACGACCCATATTGAACATCATATTAACCAAGATCTGCTGGACTTCATCTGGGAGACTTCCAAAGCACCCTTCTCCGTATAGAGCACCACATTCTGAGATGGCAAGGTCAAGGTCTCTATCAAAACATTGCCGCACTCTTTCTTCACTAACTGGAGTTCCAACTGGTTTTCCATGTTCCTCGTCACTCTCTTGGATAAGGTGACCGACTCCAAAGGTTGGATATCCGAGGTGATCGTGATACACGACATATTCGACTCCTTCGTCTATTTTTAATTGTTCGAATACTGCTTCTCTATTCATTTGCTTACCTTTCTTAATACCTTGATTTGGTGGTATTGTCTTTCCTTTTCATTCATAAGTTGGCGATAGTACCCACCACTGAAAATGTTCGTTTCCTTGATGACCTCAAAATACTCCTGCTTATCCATACCACTCAGGTGCCAATAATTTCTGCGCCTTGGAAATGATGCTATCAGAGTGCCGCCCTCATTCAAACTGTCATATATGTTTTGAAGACAAGTATGGTCTAGATGAAAGAACGAAAACACACCACAAGCAAGTATGGTGTCATACGTCTTGGGTAGACCCTGCTTCGTAATGTCAAGTCTCTTGATGTACTTGTACTTTCCTTCTGATCGCCTACATCCTCGATACGACATATCATAACCATCCCATGTAGGAGTGGTGCCACCGAAGTATGCGTCAGACAGATACCCTGTCCCTATACCTATCTCTGCTACATTACTATCTATAAGATCGTTGATCTTTATCCACTCAGACATGATGTCTGGTACATACCAGTCCATATCATCATACAGGCAATGTCCTTCTGAGTTTGTTGAGTATTCTCTGTCATAGTACTCTTCGAGTTGCAGATTGAATAGATCAGGCATCTCTCTGGATCATCTCTTTCGTCATGATGTAGTCACGCACAAAGTCAGACCGTACAATGTCTGCCCACGTGAACTCGACCATGGTGAATCGCTTCATGAGTTCCAGAATCTCGATAAACTGTAGTACACCGTTCTTGTCTGACTGCTTTACGAAGTCAGACTGATAGTAATCGCCGCAGAAGATGATCCTGCAGTTGGTACCTACACGAGTGATAATACTGTCTAGTTCGTGGAACGTGAGGTTCTGCATCTCATCCACGATGATGATCGAGTCGTTGATTGTGGTACCACGAATGTGTGATGTTGAAATGAATTCAACAGTGCCGTTCTTATTGAGTTTCTCGTATGCACTAGAGTCGTCGAATAGTTCGCTACAGATCTGTCGGTACGGACCAGTGTAGGCATCGATCTTCTCTTCAAGGGTTCCCGGTAGGAATCCAATCTCACGAGTCGGAACAACGGATCGGCAGATCACAACTTGCTCAAACGAGTTGCCCTTGTCGAGTACGTCTTCGAGTGCCATGTACATAGCAAGGAAGGTTTTACCCGACCCTGCTGTACCAGACATGACTATATGGTTCCCTTCGTCCCATGCTTTGAAAACAATTTCTTGGGACATAGTAAGGGGTTCCACCGTTATCAGGTGGTCGATCTTTAGAATTTGCGGTTTCATAGATTAAGTCTTAATCGTATTGCCTCTACCTGAACCTGCTTTCATTCGGTCCAAGTGATTGCGCCACTCATTACCTGCTCGCCTCAGTGGAGACTGCGAGTCGGAGATGAGTCCGGGCGAAGATGCGGGTGAGTAGTACCGCACGAGGGTGGGGTTGTCTTTGAGGTAATCGTCATATTCTGATATGCTCAGAACCTTCTCAGTCAATTCACCTGTCTCAGTATTTTTGAATTCATATATTGGCATAAATTTTTGTCCCATACGACACCCCTCCGAAGAGGGGTGAAGAGATATGGATCACCTTCCTTAGTATCGAGTCGCTAATTGACTATCAACAATTGTTTGTTCCAGAAACGCTTGCTTCTTTGCTAGTTTGTAAGCTAAGTCGTCTTTACCTTTTTTTCGCAATCGTTGGATATAATGGTCCAACTCATAACTATCTTTCTTCAGTCTTTCTAGTTGCTTTTCTGACATCAATACTCCTTTATTTTCTTGATGGAAGTTAGTTGCGGATAAGATTAGGGAAGGTCTCCTCTGTTAGTTTCTTGGTAAGGTTCTTCACTGGTGACTTCTTGTTCACCATGGACAAAACAATGAGAGCATCCTCTGGATGGATGGACTCTAACATATTAATGAATAGGTTCTCGACTTTATAACGTGGCATACTGTCTCCCGGTCCACCCTTCACAAAGTAACCAAAGTCTCTGTGCTTTTTAAGTAGGGTAGAGGGTACCGACTCCGGACGATTCGGATTATAAGGTGGCGTACCTTCGGGTAAAGTGAACTGCAGAGAGTCATCGAATGTGCCTCTCAGAACATCTTTTAATGCAGGAACGTCTGCGTACTTCAATAGTACTTCCTTCCTTTTTGCTTTGGTTTTCTGTTCTGCGAACTCGAAAAAGATTTCGAAGATTTCTTTAGTAATGGGATATGCCATTTTTCTCACCTTTAAAGTATATAGGGTTTGACTGCTTTATACAGTATATATTTCTGAAATAAATTAAAAAAAACCCCGCCAAAAGCGGGGCAAAACGGACGGACTTTCCATAGCAATCAGTAGCAATCTTCGTCAAGCAACGTCCCAAGCAACAACCTGATAGTCTCGTATGGCATTCTCTTCAGCATATTCGATTGCTTCTTGCTCGCTCTCGAATATCAACTCTGGAACCAACTCCTCCTCAATCATCAAATAATAAACATAATCCTTCACAACACAACCTATTCCTCAATCAAGCATACCAGCTTCGATAAAAATCCTTTCCTTCTTCCGCAGGGAACGCACAACGGATATCATCCACGTTGATGTGCTTTCCAGCGATTCGCTTCTTGATCTCTTCGCCAATGAAGGCATCCTTTACAGGGCGAACTCGATCACACATGAAACCCTCACTACCTTCGATGCTCTCCAGAGCAATCTCACGAAGGATAACTTGGGCACCCTTCTTGGCAACAACCTGATAGGCATCAACGTTAGTCTGTTCCCAACCCCAAGAAGCAACGAACAAGTCACCTTCCGCAACGTTGGCAATTGCCTCCTTACGGGCGGCATCACGCTTTGCTTTACGCTCTGCCTTGTACTGTTCAGCACGTTCAAGGTCGGCAAGGAAGTTCTCGCAGTAGGCGATCATCCGTGCCTCATTGCTGAAGCGGTAGTTGAACTCGATCTTGTAACCAAGGCGAGCACGGGGAGCAGGACGGACACACTTGGCAACCGGACGCTCTGCGTCGATGACCAACTCATATCCACGCTCTTCAAACTTTGCAATCAACTCTTTCATAACAAACCTCTCTCATCACATTACGGAGTAATTATC